CCAATCTGTTACACTGGGACCACCGGTTACCGAATAAAAATTTCTCCACGTGTGATATGCTGCGCGTGTCGAAATTGCTTCTTAAGCAGTCCTATCCTCCGAATGGATTGCTTGAGGGAACCGCATCGGAAAAGGGTTTGGCAAGGTGAAAGATGCCCCTTTTCCGATGCGGATTGCCCCGAACGAACTTCCGTTGGGGCTCACGGATCCGGCGCCAATACTTCCTGGAGCGTACATGTCCGCTAAAACATGTCGCTATCGCTCCGGGCTGGGCCCGCGTCCAAACATTCCCAGCCCGATGCGCCAGTACAATACCGGAACCATCGATGGATCCGCGGAGAGATCGTTTACTGCTCTAAACTTTAAAGATCGTGAATTGGAATTCGTGTCAATCGTCGTGTTGGTTACGAAAAAAGACCCTCTGAACCGGTCCGCCAACGTTTGGAAGGAGCGGTTCTAAACTTTTTACCGGCTCCCGCAAGCACGCTTGATTCAGCCCGCCCGCTTCGTTCGTGTAGCGTCTCAATCCAGAGGGTTGGGTTATGTGATTAACTTCATCAATTCACGTCAGTATCCAGCACTTGATTTAAATCAGCCGTTTATTTGCTGCGTTTTTTGTGGCACAACAGCGGTTGTAATTACATCACTAGAATCCTTAGGTGCTAGTGTGATAGCCTTGGTCAAGTCGATCAGAGCTTCACGCAAGTCATCCATATCGGGAACCTTACCATCGTGATTGGGTCCTTGTACCCCCGGTACAACACGCTTGACAGCAGTAACTGTGTGCTTACGGAATCTGCTGGATAGGAACGGCAGGAGTACTAGAAGCATTTCCAACCATGGTCCTGATCCGGGGATCACAGCACCAAATACACCAGTAATCACACTCAAAACATTAGGCGATAGGATTTCCTTGGTTGCATTAGCATCCAAAGTTACAATCATTGCACCCGGAGTATTGATGATATGATCCTGAGTTGTTATTACAGGCTCAGTTCCACGCTTGGCAAACTCTTGCTTGAGCGCATCCCCAACATCACCACCTAGGGTTTCGATAGGAATAGGAACCGACTGCTTTGACTGTAGTGACTCAGGGGTTACATTGTTGGTTTCTGTGAGGACTAGGGGTGCTACAGGCTCTGTAGTTTCCCCTCCCCCAAATGAGAAGCCCTTACATGATGCAATGCCTAGAGTCAACACACACGCGATAATAAAGTTTTTAATCATATTCATCCTTTTAGTTTAGATAGATAATCACCATCGTCATCATCTTCTGCTGGAGAAGACACTACCTTAGGTGAGAGGGTAGTAATGCCGATCTCCGACAAGAGAATTTCTGAACTCTTACGCATTTCCTCGTAGTCTTCCAACTTGACGAGAGAATGAATATCATGGAGAGAATCCATGAAACGAGCGATCTCCTGAGGAGTACCAGCGGGGCTAGACTTAGGACGAGGAGCAGATTGATCGTACTTCGGGAAGCCGCCATCCATTTCCTTAACTACCTTAAAATCGTAGCCGTTCTTGAGATCTGTGATATCACCATAATCAGGATCCATCATAGTGTTCAAGATTTTCTTGAACACAATCTGTCCGATTGAAAGGATCTTGATCTCATTTGCAGGACGAACAGCCACATTCAAGTAGTAGCGTTCACGAGGCTTGATAAGACGAGCTAGAGCAGCGTACTGATCCTTTCCATCCTTACCAGACTTCTTGCTGTAGTCCCACAACTTATAGTATGCATCGCACAAAGGACACTTCTCATTGTGTATCTTACGGCAATGGAAGTTCTTTACATTCTGTCCTTCGCCAATACGGTGGATCTTGGTTTCAGCATAGAACCACCGTTCATCCCCTTCCTTTGATGGGAGAATGCGTAGGGTAGTCGTACCGTCCTCAAGTTGTACAAAGTTCTTGAGGAAGTCCTGACCTCCACCACCGCCACCTGTTTGCATTGCTTCATGCTTCTTGCGAAGTGCATCTAAATCTACTTTTGCCATGTTAGTTTTCTCCGTTACTTAGCGTATAGCTTGGTTTCTGCTCTTTGGTTACTAGACAGTTGAATTAGCATATCCTTCTTGTGGTCGAGAGCAGTCACTAGCGACTTCAAGAGGGAATAGCGTGTTGTGAGGTTGTTATAGTCCTGTTTGAGTGCAAAAATCTCAGGGTCTGCTGAAACAATTGCCTCTAGGTTTTTATCGGTAATCTTTTTATCTGCGCCATCTACAGCAGCAAGGCGTATTTGTGCAGACTTTTGTTCTATTTGTACTTCTACAGAATCCATCTTCTGTTTTACAAGTACCATGGCTCCAGCATAGTACGCATAAATAGAAGATTGACGCTCTAGTTCATGATCAACTTGATGTTTATCTATCAAAGTTAGATTATCGCATAGGCTGATATAGAGTTCCATGTCGAGCTTGTCTGCGATGTTCTTTATAATTTCAGACTTCATTGTGTGTCCACTAGTATTTTAAACAGTTTGGGATTGAGCCTCATCAATAATAGAAGGCTCCTGCTTAAATTAGTTGTTAGCTGTTCGTTGGTTGGATTAAATTCTTTATCCTCATCAGGATCTGTGTATCCAGAGATCTCCATCATCAAATGTGTCATCTCGTGGAGCAGGACTTCTCTAAAGTATTCACTAGGTAATCTATCATCAACATAGATTATGTATGAATTTAAGTTTGTAAACCCAGCGCATTCGTCGGGAGAACAAGGGATGTCATTAGTAAATTTTAATTGAAACTTAGCCCACCCAGCATCCACATGAGTGATTTTAGCATCAATTATTTGGTTCATAAGATGATCAGGCTTCCGCTTCATTTTGTTCCATGACTCCTTCCGTCATTCTAAGAGTATTATAGTCTACATCTAGAGGTACGATAAAGCCCTTACGAGCGTTACGAGACTTAATGACATAAACCCTTATTCTGCCGTCTTCGTACTCTTCCTCGTTCTGGTTTAAACTAACCACGAAATCAC